AATTCTTGAAGGTAATCAGCAAGCACTAAGAATCGAAGCTGAAAGAAACATTCTTTCCAAGCAAGATGTTATGTCTGTTGACTACCACAGTGCTTATCACGTTATGGGTACTAAGTGGAATGTTGCTGATGACAACCCAACTAATGCGAACTTAGCAACAGCTAACAAGTGGGCACTTACATATGATGCTGACTTGATCCCATTAGTTCAGTTAACAGTTAACACACCTCTTGATACATCAACTTATTAATCGTAAGATTAATTTGGTGGTCAATAAACCTCATCAATTATTGGTGGGGTTTTTTCTTTACGCAACAATAAAAGGAGCAAATGCTAATAGCTATGTCACATTAGCTGAAGCAGACGCATACTTTGAAACCGTCCCAAGTTCTACGCAATGGGATAACAAACAAGATGATAAAAAGAATCGAGCATTAATAGCTGCTACAAGATGGATTGATAGCTTTATGTATTTTGGAGATAGATGTGATCAAGGTCAGGCGTTAAAGTTTCCTAGAAATAATTATCAAGTAGATGATGTAGAACTATCTTGTACTGTAATTCCAAATAATATTAAATATGCACAATATGAATTAGCTAGAGCTTTGGCAAATGATACAGATGCTATTACAGGAACTACAGGAAAGGATGGTAATTTTTCTGAAGTAAAACTCGGTGATCTTGAAGTAAAGTACAACACTGCAAGTCAGGGAACAGGTTCAGTAAACAACATTCTTGATGTTTACCCCTGGCTACAAAGCTACCTTGGGGCATACATGATCGGTGGTGCGGGATCTTTCCAGATGAGAGTGGTAAGAGGATAATATGTCATTTATAGACAACACTTTCAAAAGCCTACCAAAACAATTACTGGATCAGTTCGGCATAGATGTAACTTACATAAAAGCTGCTACCTCACAGACTTACAACGCAACAACAGGCGAAGTCGGTGGATCGGACACAAACGTAGAAATGAAAGCAATCATAACCAGTGTCACAGCCACAGAGTTTCAATCAACATCCCAGACAACAGACGTACAGGTAATATTCGGTAACGAAGAACTGGGTAATTACTTTCCCACAAGTAGAGATCGCATACAATACACAGAGGCAGGAGCAACTAAAGTGGCAAGAATAGTAGATGTAAAAACACAGAGAGGTGATGAACCCATCCTTCACACAGTATTGGCAAGACCACAATAATGGCTATAAACGAAATCCCAAAACTAATAAGAAAAATAAATCAAGTGGCCGAAGTTGTAAGCTACACCGCCCCTGCCCGTGCCACCGAAAAAGTAACCGACTCCTTACAGCAACTAGGTCCAAGATGGACAGGATTCTTTTCTAATTCTTGGTTTATAGAGAGCAAAGGTTACGGAATAATTGCAGATGGAAGCAGACAAGAAGGAAGTCCTGTACCAATAAAATTCTCAGGACTACCCCCTAGAAGTGGTGTGAAAAAAGTATTAGCATCAGGAGTATCTAAATTTTTTATTGGAAACAACGCTTATTACGCTGAAGAGGCAATAGACGCAGTTCCTTATACACCAGAACCTTTCGATCAAGAACCTCTTAAAAAGACTAAATCAGGATTTAGAGAACCTGGAGGCACTAGAGGTATGATAAATTTAGATAAAAATGGCCCAAATCGCCAGACTGCTCAATTAGATTGGTTTCCCAAGTATGCTGCTGGAGGTAATATGCAGAAAGAGATAGAAAGTACCTTTAAAAGTGTCTTTGAAAAAATAAAATGAACTATCAATCTGTCCGAACTGCTATCGAAACTCCATTTCAAACTAACTATGGAGCATTAAGTCCTGCAATTCCAATATTTTTTGATAATTTCTATAATGTTTTGGCCGACAGCGTAGATGAATTTATTAACGTAAACATTCAATTTGGTCTGACTACTGAAACTGCACTTACTTCTTCCCATAATCATATTAGAGGCATAATAGTCGTAAGAGTATGCACAGAAAAGAATAAGGGACCAGCTAGAAACCAAACCCTTGCTACAACAGCGTTTACAACTCTAAATACCTTGGACAACACAGCAAAATCAACAAGCGGAGTCTACTTACGCATGGGCCAGATTGATGGACCGAGCTTCACAACAGTAGAAGGTGGTCAGGAATCCAGGAAAGGGCTGTATCCATTTTTTATGTCAAGAATAGAAACAAATTTTCAAGCTCAGTTAACTCCTTGAATCTTTTCATAGATTTACGCTATCCTATAGACATATCGGGTAGTACCCGTATGTTCAAACCTTAGAATTATTAATCATGGCTACAGTTCTATCGGGTACTTCGGGAGCGTTATATTATTCTCCTGCTGGTACAAGTTCAACACAAATTCTTGCTGCTTCTTTTCCTGCTGGATCAGGTGGAGACACAACACAAATTAATGTTGGTACACAGCTAGGTTTTAGAGTAAATGACACAGTAACACTTGCATATCCAAGTGGATCTACAGTAACAAACTGCATAGCAGCAGGGGATCATTTTGTGAAAACTTATGATGCGTCTACTGGAGAGATGACTCTATCTGCAACAGCAGGGGGAGCAGCTTTAACAGCTTCAGCAGCACCTACTTTTACATCAGGAACTTTTGCAAGTATTACATTTACAGAACCATTAGTTGTTGGATCTGTAAGAGAATGGAGTTTTGAGATAACCAGAGCAGAAATTGATGTAACAAGTATTGGTCAAAATGTTACTCAAACTGCACCATTTAGAACCTTCATCTCAGGTTTTGCTGATGGTAGTGGCTCTGCTAGTGTTTATTCAACAGATGATGACACACTTCTATCCAGTAGAATGGTTGAAGATGTTATCCAACGTCAGCAAGCTGGTGCAAAAGTAAGATTGTATATTGATCGTCAGATGAGTGGTGCTAACGTAGATCAAACTGCAAGTAGATCAATTTTGGCAGACATCATTCTTACTTCCGCAAGTTTTAACGTAAACCCAGATGACGGACAGATTGTAGAGATAGCCTTCAGACCTAGTGCTGCTCCTACATTCGACCTATCTAAGACTGCATAATATTTTATTAGCAGTTATTAATTATTATGAACCTCGGTCAATCCGAGGTTTTTTATTGCATAATGAAGTACACTAATAAAAACAATACGAAATTTATGGCGACAATGAACGCTCTCGACAGACTTAGAAAAGCTGCGAATCTCGACCCAATCAAAAAAGAAGTAACCCTATCCGATGGATCGCTCTTCGTCATGTATGTAACTCCTTTAACAATGGCAGAGCGTGAAAGGGCACAGAGGTTGGCTAAGACAGATGAGCCAAATGCCTTTGCTTTACAATTATTAATAAATAAAGCGTTAGACGAAAACGGAACAAAACTATTTAACGCAGGAGAAATAGACGTTCTCAAAAACGAAGTCAAAGACAGCGATCTTCAATCTCTTATGCTCGCAGTAATAAATGCAGAGGAGGAAGAGGCAATAGACCCAAAATCCTAGCCAGCCAGTTAAAAAGAGATAACTGGATGATGCTCAAGTTTGGGGTAGCCAAAGAATTAGGCAAAACGCTTCACGAAATAGGAGAAATGACAGAAGCAGAATTAATAGGATGGAGTGCGTACTTTCAAGTAGTAAACGAAGAGCAGGAAAAAGAGTTTGAAAAAATAAGACGCAGAAGATAGTGCTAATCAGTTTATTTAATGTAAAATAGGATAAATATTATTTTTGGATCGTGGCATATAAAGCTGAGATAGATGTAAAAGTAAGGAATCTTGGCTCGATTAGTCAGCTAGAGCAAAAGTTAAGCAGCATAAGTAAAAGTGTAAACGCAATAAACAAAAAACGATTAGGAGGCGGTGCTTCGGGAGGCAGTGGAGGTAGTAGTTCTTCAAGAGCAACTAATAAGGCAAATCAACAAGAATTAGCATTTTTTAGAGTAAAAAATAGTGCATTATCTTTAACTAATAGAGCACTTAAAGTACAAAATAAATTAAAAGATACATCTTTAGATTTAACTTCAAAAATAGCAGATTTAGAAAAGATAGGTGATTTAAAAAGAGCAAAAAACTTAAATAACTTAAAGGGTGTTATTGAAAAAAGAAAGTCGGAAGTCATTCTTGCTGAAAAGTCATTAATTAGTACAAAAGAAAAGGTAAAAGCTGAAGTACAGGTAGCTCAAGCTTCGGAGAGAACTTTAACTGCACAACAAAGAATAAATGCTCTTAATCTGTCAACAAGGTTTAACAGAACGGCAGGAAATGTTGCTGGATTTATGGATAGCCAAAGAAAAGGTGTCGGTCCAGGGAACTTACTAGGCTTGCCTAGCTCAAAAGATATACAAAATAGGGGAATAGAAAGACTTATACCTTTACCTCAACAAAGTATAAGAGGCAGTCAAAGTACTTCTGAAATTACAGATTTTACTGCGAGTTCTGTAGAAAAGGCTGAATTTTTTGAAAAACGTAGAAATGCTGCTATAGCCAGGGGTATTGAGCAAAATAAAAAACTAATTGGATCGGAGAGAATCAGGAATAGACAAGCTATAAGTGTAAATAGAGCTATAGATAAGCAAAATAAATTATCAAGAACACAGGCTAACAACTTAAGAAAGTTAGGGGATAGTTTTGGAAAATTAGGTCAAAACGTAGGAAAGTTTCAAGAAGGACTAACCGTAACCAGAGGTGCAGGAGGCAAGGCGTTAGCTCTGCCTAGTTCTCAAATGCTGGATGCAAGAGTAAGAGGTTCGGGTCAAACAGGTGGATTTGCTAGATCAATACCTACAGGATTGAGTAGAGCTTTTGCTGGTTTTGATAGAGGTAGTGCTTTATCAAGTGCTGCTATAAGTGGTGCTTTTCCTCTGCTATTTGGACAAGGACCATTAACTGCTGTTGGTGGTGCTATTGGTGGTGGATTAGGTGGTGGTTTTGGTGGACAAATGGGCGGTTTTGCAGGAGGTTTAATAGGAACTGCTGTTGTATCGGGAGTAGTGGGTTTAGCTGATAGTTCCAGAGAATTAGGAGAAGCTGTACGCACAACATCAGGTACTCTTGATCTTATGCGTAAGAGATCTTTATTTAGTTCAGAAGCAGTCGAAGCTCAAGCAATGGCTTTGCAAAGACAGGGTAAAGAGACTGAACTCGCAACATTGTTAACTGATGAATTAAATAAAGCATTAGGAGCAGGAGGCTTGGAGCAGTTAAAAGACCTAGGTGAAAGCTCTAGAGAATCAGCAAGACAATTTGGAATATTGAAAACACAAATGGATCTGTTTATAGCGGGACCATTATCTACGCTATTAAAAATAATGAATAAAGTTGTAGGAAAAGCAAATGTAGTAAATCAGCTAAATCAAACTTTAAAGAAATTAGAAGAGACAAGTCCAGGTGCAGTCAAAGGTATTATGACAGACCTAAGAGCAGAAGGATCTGTTGCACAGAAAACAGGTAGTGTTATTGGTGGTCTTGTAAACCCATCACCTTTAAAGGTAAGGGGTACTAAGGTAGGTGGTTTATCCACAGATCAATTATCTAGGTTCTTGTCGATTGCTAACAGCCAGTTACCTCAGTCAGATCTAAAGATAGGAGGAAGTTCCTTAGATCCTATAAAATCATCAGGAAAATCTTTAAATGACAAACTTGCTAAACTTAAGAAAGAGACAGAGTTTCATAATAATATTATTAACTTAGGCAAGGAAGAAGCTGAGATACAAAGACAGATGTCGGATATTAAGGAGGGACTGAATGAGAAAGATCTAAAAAGAATAGAAAGCGGAGAAATTAATTTACGAAGTTTAATAGATCAAAGAAACGAAGCTAAGAGTCTTGCCGATAATGCTTTAAAAGTCAATGAAGCTTTTTCTCAGATATCTGTAACTATAGGTAATGATATAAAAAATGGAATAGCTGGTCTTATAAAGGGAACTTCTACTCTTGGTGATCTGCTTAACAATGTTGCCGACAGATTCTTAGATGTAGCATTAAACCAAGCATTATTTGGAGATATTCTAGGTGCAGGAGGTAAAAAAGGAGGAGGTATACTAGGTTTCCTAACTGGAGGATTATTAGCTAACGGAGGTAGAGCAGCAGGAGGAAAATCATTTATAGTAGGAGAACGAGGCCCAGAATTATTCGTACCAAGATCATCTGGAACGATTGTGCCGAATAATAAACTTGGAGGTGGCAATAATACAAGTGTTGTTGTTAATGTAGACGCATCAGGTTCAGATGTTCAAGGAGATGATGCTCAAGCAAAAGAACTTGGTGGACTTATATCTGTTGCAGTTCAAAGTGAACTCGTCAGACAACAAAGACCTGGAGGACTTCTTTCTAGTATTCGTTAATGGCTACTTTTCCTAGTTACAACCCATCATATTCTGCTACAAAACGTAGTCAGCCAAAATTAAGAGTTACTCAGTTTGGTGACGGCTATCAGCAACGTACTTCATTTGGATTAAATCAAGATCCAAAAGTTTGGAGTCTTACGTTTAATGTAGATGATGAAGATGCGGATGAAATTGAAACATTTTTAGAAGCAAGAGGAAAAGATGGTGCATCATTCACTTGGTCACCACCTGACGAAACCGCAAGCTATCAGTGGATATGCAGAAGTTTTAACAGAGAAATGTTTGAGTTTCAAAGAAACAGAATTACAGCAAGTTTTGAACAAGTATTTGAACCCTAATGGCAGTACCAGTTTCAGCTTTACAATCAATAAATCCTGGAGCAATTATTGAGTTGTTTACGTTGACGTTAGATTCAACATTACATGGTTCTTCCACTGTTCATCGTTTCCATAACGGTTCAAACATGAACGCAAATGGAAATATTGTATGGGCAGGTAATAGTTATGAAAAATTCCCTATTCAATGTGAAGGATTCGATTTTGGTTCTACAGGCACTTTACCTAGACCTACAATTTCGGTAAGTAATATTTTTGGAACGATTACTGCACTTTTACAAGCTGCTAACCAAACAACTGTTGGTAACGATTTAAATGGAACAAAGTTGGTAAGAATTAGAACATTAGCTAAATTTTTGGATGCTGTTAATTTTGAGGGCAATACAAATCCTTATGGAACTCCCGATCCAACAGCAGAGTTTCCTCAAGAAATTTACTTTTTAGATAGAAAAATAACTGAAAATAGAGATCTTGTTCAGTGGGAAGCTATTTCAGCACTTGATCTAGTAAATGTAAAACTACCAAAAAGAATTGCAACTAGAGCAATATTTCCTGGTATTGGTACGTTTGTAGGATGACTTGGAAAGATATTGCACTCAAACACGCAAGAAAAGATGCACCGCATGAAGCCTGTGGTCTTTTAGCTGTTTATAAAGGTAAAGAAAAGTATTTCCCTTGTAAAAATCTTGCTGAAGACTTAGAAGATCAATTTATTATTGATCCTGATGATTGGGTAAAAGCTGAAGATGCTGGTGAAATAGTTGCTGTTTTTCATAGTCACCCAAATCATCCTCCTATCCCTAGCCAAGCTGATCTTGCAAGTTGCGAATATTTAGATTTGCCTTTTTATATTGTTACTCCAGAACCAGAGCAATGGAATTATTTTGAACCTTCTGGTTATAAAAAAGGACTGATAGGAAGAGAATGGGTATGGGACATACAAGATTGTTGGAGTTTAATTACTGATTGGTACAAAGAAAAGAAAAATATAGAGATTAAACATTGGAAACGGCCAAAAAGTCCAGAAGATTTTGAAAGAAATCCTTTATTTGAATATGCTTTACCTAAATTAGGTTTTACGGAAATAGATGATAATGTTGAAACAGAAGTTGGAGATATTTTGCTTTTGAATACATATAAAAACACATTAAGTCATGTAGCTTTATATTTAGGAGATCAGACTATTTTGCATCACTGTCAGAAAAGACTTAGCTGTAGAGAAACTTATGACCAAAAGTATATAGAATGTACAAAGAAGAGGTATCGCTATGCTCAATAAAATAAAAGTTTATGGTAGATTAGCTCGTTTTTTAGGGCAACGTACTTTTGAAGCTGAAATTAATACACCTATTGATTCATTTAAGTTTTTGTTAGCAAACTTTCCTCACTTGGAGCGTCATATGATAGAGCAAACTTATCAAGTGAAAGTAGGAAAAACTGATATCAGCGAAGATGATTTACTAAATCCTTTAGGTCAACAAGAAATAAAAATTGTTCCTGTAGCCGTAGGTGCATTAAAAGATATTTTTAAAGGTGCTGGTAAAATCTTAACAGGAGTTGCAATTGTAGGAGCAGTAGGACTTACTGGTGGTTTTGGTACATTTGCTGCTGGATCAGGTTTTTTTGGGGGTGGTACATTAGGATTTGCTGCGGGAGGAGCAGGATTAGGTGCTAGTTTGGCAGCAGCAGCAGGAAACTTTGGTATCTATTTGGCATTATCAGGAGCAGCAGAGATGCTTACCCCTGTCCCTAAACCCCCTGGAGTATCAGACGATCCACAATCTCAAAACTTTTCATTCAGTGGGGTACAAAATACGTCAAGAGCAGGAACAGCTTTGCCTATAATTTACGGAGAAATATTCGCTGGATCGCTAGTAGTATCGGCAGGAATTGATACAGTACAGATAAAAGGTACAGCGTAAATGGGAATTGTTAATCGCTCTGAAGATGATGTAGTAGTAGATTCTACGTTACCGTCTGATGCTTTATCCAGTAAACAGTTTGCTACTATTGTCGATGTTCTTAGCGAAGGTGAAATAGAAGGTTTCCCATCAGCAGCAGCATTTACTCCAGGGACAACTAATTACAATAACGCAGCATTGAAAGATGTCTATTTAGGAAAAACTCCAGTATTAAGAGCTAATGCTGATGTAACTAATCTTCAAGATACAGATTTTAACTTTCAAAATGTAGAATTTGAACCTCGATTTGGGACAAATAATCAAAATTTTATTCCTGGTATCGTAAATATCGAAGCAGAAACAAATGTTGGAGTGAAGGTAGAAAAAGGAACTCCAGTATCAAGACAGATAACTAACTCAAATGTAAATGCTGTAAGAGTTACTGTTAAATTTAATTCTTTACAAAAGTTTGAATCAAATGGAGATGTAAATGGTGCAACAGTAAAGTTAAATATAAGTATTCTTCAAGATAATGGAGTTACACTTACTCCAATAAATGACACTATAACAGGAAGAAGTTCATCTGCATACGCAAGAGATTATAGGATTAACCTTAATTCTGCTATTGTTTTCCCTGTAACAATAACTGTTGAAAGAGTAACGGATGACGCTGAAGATCCTACTAAATTAAGGGATGAATTTATCTTCGCATCTTTTACTGAAATTATTGATGAGCAAAGACCTTATCCTGATATAGCCCATGTAGCTTTAAGGTTTGACTCTGAACAATTCTCATCTGTCCCAGGACGAATGTATAAAGTTCGTGGAGTAAAGATAAAAATACCTCATAATGGAACTGTAGATGCAACAACAGGAAGAATAACTTACTCAGGTACTTTTAATGGAACGCTCACTACAGCTAAAGTTTGGTGTTCAGATCCAGCCTGGATTTTATTTGATCTTCTAACAAATACCAGATATGGATTAGGAGATCATATAACAGAGACTCAATTAGATAAATTTGCCTTTTATAGTGCTTCTGTTTATTGTTCTGAATTAGTAGATGATGGATCTGGAGGGCAAGAACCTAGATTTAGCTGTAATACTATTCTGCAAACAAGACAGGATGCTTATGAAGTTATAAATGCACTCACTTCAGTAATGAGAGCTATAACTTTTTGGAACGCAGGATCACTCACACTTTCTCAAGATAGACCTACAGATCCTAGTTATTTATTTAATTTATCCAATGTAACAGAACAAGGTTTTACTTACTCTGGGACGAGTTTAAAAACAAGATCCACAATGATTTCTGTGTCATATTTTGACATGGAAAATCAGGAGTTAGATTTTGAAACTGTAGAAGATACAACAGCAAAAACAAAATATGGGGCTTTGCATAAGAAAGTAACTGGTTTTGCTTGTACTTCAAGAGGTCAGGCAGCAAGACTAGGCAGATTTATGTTATTTGAGGAGCAAAATTCTACTGAAACAATTAGTTTTACAACTGGTTTAGCAGAAGGAGTTATTGTTAGACCAGGGCAAGTCATAGAAGTAAGCGATCCAGTAAGAGCAGGGGCAAGACGAGGAGGAAGAATTAAATCAGCAACAACTACAGCAATAACTGTAGATGATACGGCAGATACGGATTTGGATGCGACTAATAGTCCTACACTCAGCGTTATTTTGTCTGATGGTTCAGTCGAAACTAGAGATGTCAGTGGTATTAGTGGTGCGGTAATAACTGTTTCATCTGCTTTTTCATCTGCTCCAAATGCAAATAGTATCTGGATTTTACAGAATACAACTTTACAAACCACAACATGGAGAGTTATTAGTGTAACTGAATCTAAAGATAATTATGCAGTTGTTGGTACTGCATATAATTCGGGAAAATTTGCATTTATCGAAGATGGATCGCCTTTACCTGTAAGAAACGTATCTATTCTTAATGAATTAAAAGATGCTCCTGCTAACTTAACTGCCTCACAACAATTCTATGTAGAGGATGAAAAAGCAAAGGTAAAAATTATTTTAGATTTTGAAGGTGTTCAAGGTGTTAGTCAATATAAAGTTCAATATCGCAAAGATAATGGAAACTTTACAACCGTCACTATAAATAGAACTGATTTTGAAATTTTTGATGCAAGTCAAGGTAGATATGAATTTAGAGTATTTAGTTTAAATGCAGCATTGGAAGCATCAGCTGATCCAGCTACTTTAGTTTTTGATGCGATTGGAAAAACAGCAGTTCCAGGTGATGTACAGAATTTATTCATAGAACCAATCTCAGATCAATTCGTACGATTACGTTTTGATAAATCTACAGATGTTGATGTTATCCATGGTGGAAACGTAGTTGTTCGTAGTAGTAATTTAACAAGTGGTGCAACATTTACTAATGCTGTTGACGTAATTCCTGCACTTCCAGGGTCTATCAACGAAACGATTGTCCCAAATATTGTTAATGGAACGTATCTCCTCAAGTTTCGTGACGATGGAGGAAGACTAAGTGCTGGAGATGCTTCTGTTGTAATGATTCAGACAGAACCAGATGTACTTCCTAAACTTGTAGTTTTAACGGATAGAGAAGATTTAGATAATCCTCCTTTTCAAGGTTTTAAAGATGACTGCTTCTTTTCTGACGAAGTAGATGGATTAGTTCTTGGTTCGACAGCATTTTTGGATGACGTTACTGATTTTGACGCTATCGCTGATATGGATTTCTTAGGTGATGTAGATAAAACAGGAGGATCTTATGATTTTGCAAATACTTTAGATTTAGGAGGGATACAACCTTTAACTTTACGCAGACACATGGTATCGCAAGGTTTTTATCCTAATGATCTAATTGATAAAAGAACAGGATTGATTGATATTTGGACTGATTTTGACCAAGCTACTGCATTTGATGTAAATGCTAAATTACTGGTTGCTACTACTCAAGGAGATCCTGATGTTACTGTAGCTGCTACTTATGCTCAAAGCGGAACAACTATAACTATCACAAAATCATCTCATGGTTATGCCGTAGGTTCTTTTGTTGTTTTAGACTTTACAACTGGTACTACTAATGAATTAGATGGTTTTTATGAAATCAAGACCGTTCCAAATGCAAATACATTTACATTAACAGCAACTATAAGTCAAACAGCAAGTGGAAATTGTACATTCAGTGCTCAATTCTCTCAATTTAATCCTTTTGTTAATGGTGTTTATGTAGCCAGAGGATTTAAATTTAAGTGTGAAATGAGTACAGATGATCCTGCACAAAGTATTGAGGTAGATCAACTTGGTTATAGTGCTGAAATAAAAAGCAGGACAGAAACAAGTCTCAGCAATGCAGGAGCCACTACAGGAGGTCATATTGCTTCTGGAACGTCAACAAAATCAGTTACATTTACAAACAGTTTCTTTACAGGTCAGTCAGGAACTCTCGTTCCAGCAAACTCTGTATTGCCTTCTATAGGGATAACTATTGAAAATGCACAGCAGGGAGATTTCTTTACGCTATCATCTATTACAGGAACGGGTTTTGATATTGATATAAAAAATAGTAGTGGAAATAATGTTAATAGAAATTTCAAATATGCAGCCACAGGTTTTGGGCGTGGTAGTTAGTTTTAGATTAAGATATACTTAGATAAAATTTGGATTAAGTAATGGCTACACATGATTATGTTATAGACAACTCAACAGGAGCTAACGTCAGGGCTGATATTAATAATGTACTTTTAGCAATAGTAAGTAATAACTCAAATTCTTCTAGTCCAACAACTACATATGCTTATCAATGGTGGGCTGATACTTCCAATGGAGTATTAAAGATAAGAAACTCAGCAAATAATGCCTGGGTAGAACTTTTGCAACTTGATGGTACGTTAACTCTTGAAAATGGATCTGCAAGTACACCAGCACTAGCATTTAGAGACGACCTAAACACAGGAATTTATTCTGCTGCAAATGATCGTTTTAATATTTCAGTTGGTGGTGTTGATTATTTAGAAGTCAAATCAAGTACGATTGTTTTTAATGACACTGGGGCAGATACAGATTTTAGAATTGAAGGTGATAATGATACAAATTTATTTTATGTAGATGCTGGTAATGATCGGATTGGTATAGGAACAAATAGTCCTGACAGTATTTTAGATTTATCAGGTTCAGGTCCAAGAATTACTTTTAATGATACTGCTGGAACTAATGACATTGGAAAAATATTTTCCAGTTCTGGAGCATTATTTTTTCAGCAAAGAGATGGAAGTAGTCATGGTGAAATTATTTTCAGAACTGAGGATGATACTTCTGCTGTAGAACGTTTGCGTATAAGTTCGACTGGCAAGTTGACCGTTACTGGACCTGAAGTAAAAGTAATAGATGTTACTAGTGATAACACAGATAAAAAAGCACATTTTACAACTGGACATTACGATACTGCTGAAGAAGACTTTCTTGGTTTAAGGATAATAGGCGGTAACGCTGACAATGTTGTAGATATTGGTGGAGGAAGTGGTCAAACTTCATATAACTCAGCAACAAAAATAAGATTTTACACTAGTGCAAATGATACTACTTTAACTGGTAGTGAGCGAATGAGAATAGACCCTAGTGGGAATGTAGGTATCGCTACCACATCATTGTCAGATAGATTTACAATAGGTGATGGTGATTTAAAATTCTTTCACCCAGATGCAGGTTCAGCCCACAGAACAACATTTATAGAATTTGGTAATAGCTCAAACAGGATAACTTCGGAATCTAACTTTGGCTCTGGTGGTAGTAGTGGTTATGCTGCTGGTTATAAATTTACCACTAAAAACTTTAATGGTTCAGCTTTTGAAACTTTAACTCCTTTCGTTATACAAGCAAAGGGAAACGTTGGTATAGGTACAACAAGTCCTAATAACAAGCTTCATGTATTAGGAAATATAAAAGCTGAGTCAAGTGGTGCGACTGAGATAAATATAGTAACACCAAGTAATACAGATGGAGGTATTTATTTTAATGATGGATCAAACGCTGGAGCTATAACTTATTTACACACTAATGACTCTATGAGTTTTAGAAGTGGTGGTTCAACTAGGATGACTTTAGATTCTAATGGAAACTTACTTATAGGTCGTACAAGTGTTGGTAATACTGGTAATGGACATTCAATAAGAGGTGGTGATAGTGCAATATTTAGTCGTAATGCAACTGGCGAAACTATGTCAGTTTGCAGAAATTCTAGCAATGGAGATTTTGTTCAGTTTAGGTCAGGTGATTCTGGCAATGCTTCATCAATCGGTGAAATTTCTAAAAATGGAGGAAATGTAGTCTATGGTGGTACTTCTGATTACAGATTAAAAGAAAATGAAGCAGCAATATCAGATGGGATAACAAGAATAAAACTATTAAAACCAATTAGGTTTAATTTTAAAAAATACCCTAACGAAACAGTTGATGGATTTTTTGCTCATGAAGTAACACCAGCCGTACCAGAGGCGGTTGTTGGTGATAAGGATGATTCAAATAGGATGCAAAGTCTAGATCAAAGTAAACTTGTTCCATTGTTAACTGCTGCATTACAAGAGGCAATATCCAAAATAGAGGTGTTGGAAACCAAAGTTGCAGCATTAGAAGCTGGTTAGTAAAATTGGTTGAATTACATAAATTTTATGGTTACACCACAAGAACTTTATGACGAGACAAAAACTCGTCTTGATTTGAATATTGCAAAATTGCAGATGTTAGAAAGAGAAATACAGGAAAAAGTTGCAGAAAAAAACAAACTCACTCAACCAATAATCGAAGATCAAGGTGCATTAAAACAGCTTGAAAAACTGAGCGATGTTGTAGAGACGGTAGAATCAAAGTAAAATTAAACTAAACACTTATTATCATGGCTGTTACTTGGAATGTTGTTTCTTTAGACGCAACAAAAACTGTAGGAAGTTTATCTGATGTTGTAACTACTGTTCACTGGACTGCAAGCGATTCTGAAACTGTTAGTGGCGTAGTACATAGTGGATCTTCCTATGGTTCTGTAGGACTTGCCGCTGCCGATTCTGGATCATTTACTGCATATGCGGATATAACAAAAAATAATGCTGTCGCATGGGCTAAAGCTGCATTAGGTTCTGATGAAGTAACAAGAATAGAAACAGATATTGCTGCACAGATAACAGAATCTAAAACACCGACTAAGACTTCTGGTGTACCTTGGTAGATATTACTGATAGTCCTACATAAAGAGGTGCTAATGCACAGATTCCGCAGAAAGTTATAATAGTTACAGGTACTAATGCTTTTGCAAAGGCTTCTTTAATCATGTTTCAAAAAATTGCTAATGTTTTGAGTATCATCTCTTTTGTTATGGTAACCTCTGTTATTGGTGGAGGGTATTTTGGTTACAAGTATGTAACTTCAGAACAGTTTCAAACGAAGATGATGAATAAAGTCCTTGGAGGTGTTCAAGGAATGATGCCAAAGGTTTTAGAAAAAGGATTACCAGATCTTACTGGCCCATCATTACCAATACCACCAACAATGGGTGAATCAAAAATATGAATCCGACTGATTGTTTTTCAGAAATTAAAACAAAGTCGAATGAATTAGCATTATATCTTGAAAATTTAGTATCTTCTAAAAATCTATCGTGGCATCAACATTTTGGATTTGATGTAATTTTTCTTGATAGTTCTTGGATTCAAAAAGAATTAGCGTTAAAAGAAATTAATGAACTCCATCCAATTAAACAGATAGGATTGTTAAGAGTTTCAAGTAACTCTTGTTATCACTGGCACGTTGATGGTTTTAGACAATCTTGTATAAATAGTTTAATTAGCAAAGACCATTATAGTCATACGCTTTTTGGAAAATATAAGGATGAATTTTATCACGATAATATTATTGAACTAAAATATAAACCTTATACATATTATTTATTTAATAACCAAAAGGAGCATACAGTATTAAACTTGGATAATAAAGATCGTTATGTATTTTCTCTTTATTTTGAAGAAGAAACGTCTTATGAAATTTTGAGACAAAAATTGAAAAGTATTTTAATTAGCACATGAATTGCTGGCATTGTAAAACTGAACTTATTTGGGGTGGTGACATTGATATAGATAAGTCTATGCCAACTTATCCTGAGTATTCTGTGATGACTAATTTATCCTGTCCTAAATGTTTTTCGGAAGTAGAAGTATTGAAAAAAAGAGATGCCTTCGATTGAAATACCCGATATTCAAATTCGAGAGATATATATTCCAGACGTTCCAGAAATCTATAGTCCTCATTATATTGAGATAGCAAAGCCACCAGATATAGATGTTCCTGGTTGTACTTATCAACATCGTGATATAAAAAATACTGGTAATCGTAATTTATTGTTGGAAGATCCAAATGGTGTATTTACAACGTGTGATTTTCCGTTTCCTAGTTTTGTTCCTCTTGACTATACACCTGAGAACCTTGTCATTACAGAAAAAGTACCTGTCACTAATGAAACCCCACCCTTACCAGAAGCAACGACTCCAGAAATACCAGAAATACCGAAAGAAAAAGATATTGAATTAGAACCCTGTCCTGGTAAAAATAATCAGAGAGTTGGGGACTTCCGTAACGAAAAACGATTGGAACGTGTCACAGGCCATAAAAGAGGAGATGATGGGATTGAATGTATAACTCTCTATGAAAGTGTCCCGTTTAAAGATCAATACATTCCAGAAGTTTCTACTATTGTATCTACTGCTGTTATTGGCTTGGTCGCTGCCAGTAGTCCACTTCTTCTTAACGCAGTAAAACCATTAGTAAAACAGATAGTAAAAAGGCTTACAAAGAAGAAAGATAAGGTAAAATAAAAGAACCCTATTCGACAAGGCGATGGATAGGGCGTCTAGGTAGGCAAGTTTCAACCAGTGCTTGCCTACTGCAAATTTTGTGTATAATAAATATTAAGCAAAAGAACTCTTAACCAAAGCTAACACTCCCTAGTTAAGGGCGAGCTTTTGTTTTTTAAGCAACCAGACCTGATAAAGAGTGGGTTAAGTTCCACCTCCTCACTGTCAGAGCGTCAGTTGCTTTTAAGTTTATGAGTATGTGGGATAACTTGACCTGGTGGAACTGTAACTACAATATCTTCACAGGTAACAGCACTAGGAGTATTAGGTTTGAAAGTAACACCTAATTTTGCCTGTTCCGCACATATTTTCAACCTATGCAAACTAATCTCTAATTTGGTCTTTTTATATAATAATTCCTGATTTTTGATATTTATTTCTGTTGCTTTATGACAAAGTTTGGGAGATTTTCCTAATGGAATATTTAGTTGAGCAGAGATACCATAATTTAAATTGAAGTTCTCTTTTTCAAATCTAGGAGTTTCCTGCACATATTTGATCTCCCCAGTATCCTCGTCATAGATATTTTGTCTGGTAACAGTTTCTCTAGGTAGAGAGAATGTGTGAGAGTCAGTTACATATGGAGTGATTGTAAGACTAGGAGAAGCACAGACAATACCCTGACTCATACGAAAAGAAGGCATACTAGATGGTGTAATCATCGTGGCATTGTTGTTAACGACCCCCTGGGCATTACTACTTGGCGAGGCCACTGTAGTGTTTGCAAGGGTTTTGACGGGACAAAGAAATAAAGCTACTGCCCAAAGGTAGTTGTAGTTTCTACTGTTGTGCTTGTATTTATTGTCCTTTGTATTGTCGTTACTGTATCTAACCCTGGTGTTATTAGAGTTTCTTGAAGAGAAAATGATGCCCCTGGATTT